CAGCCCGGGCTGCGTGTGCTTGAACAGGTCGAGCAGCGCTGGGTTCTGCGCGATGCCCGTGTTCCACACATCGATCGTGGTGAATCCGAGCTTGCGCGTGGGCTGACCGCCCATCCAAAGCGAGGAGCGCGCGCCGAGCATGTCGGCGATGATCGTCCCGCCCGACGAGTCGTCCCACACCGTGCCAGCGCCCGCGGTGTTGCCCGCGTAGTTGCCGGCGGTGGTGACGAGCGTGATGAGACGCTGCTCGCGCTTGAACGCGATGCCGTCGTTGATGTGCTCGACCAGGTCGACCATCTCGTTGAGCGGCGCGTCCTGGTTGGCGACGGCCTCGAGGTCCAGGAAGTTCTTGAACCCTCGGTCGACCACCGAGTAGTTGGCGGTCGTGCGCGACGCGTCGAGCTCGTTGCTGCTCGCCCGGTGCCCGATCGTGTCGTCCGGGTAGGCCAGCCGCTCACGCTTCGGGAACTCGTAGTAGATCCCCGAGCGCCCGTTGACCATGACCGGCGGCACCAGCTGCTCGCCGATGTACGCGTCGTTCTTGTACATCACCGACAGCGCGCCGAGCACGCGGTCGACGTGCACCGCCGTTGCCGTGATGGACTTCTCGAGGTCCGAGCGATACGAGTCGCGGTGGCGGTACTTCGGGTCGGACAGTCCGCGGATGAAGTCGGTGTTCGCCTTCGCCGCGCGCTTCTGCGACTCGCTGTCCATGCCGTTGAGCAGGTCGTCGAGTTTCTCGCGGTACTTCTTGTACTTGATGCCCTTCGCGGTCTCGTAGATCGGGACCTCGGTCAGGTAGAGGGGGTTTTCCATGTCCTGTGAACACTTTCGTGATTGCAGACCTGACTCAGGCCTCGGTAATGTAGTTGGGCATCGGGATTAGCCCGACGAGGTCGCCTGCCGAGCCGCTCTGCGTGAAGACGCCTGCGACGAAGACGAGGTTGGCCTCGGCCGCTGCCGGCGTTGCGTCGGTGAGTCCGTCGGCGACCGCCTTGGCGAATGCGCCGCGCGTGGCGTCACCGGTCCCGACCTTCACGGGGATGATTCCGCCGGTCAGGGGATGCACGGTCACGCGGTCGCCGGCGGCGCCGGCCGTCACCTGCGGGTTGCCGCCGATGGCGGTCACGATGCCGATGCCGGCCTCGCCGGCGCCGGAGTGCTGGCACTCCTTGTCGGCGTTGCCGTCCTTGACGATCCGGCCGACCGCGACGGTCTGGGCAGCCTCGACGGTACGAATGAACTGCTCCGATAGGAGCAGGTTGCGATCTGCACGAGTAGCCATTTCGCTATCTCCTGTTCAGCGTGGGTTGGGCCTGCTCAGGAGAGAGCGAGGCGGTTGATCTCGTCGGCGGACTTGCCGTAATCGTCCGCGTCGTCGTCGTTGACCGACTCGCGTGGCGCGTTGCCGTCCTTGATGCCGAGGTTGAGCTTCGGGTCGGTCACGTTGAGGTCCGGGCGGCTCTTGACGATCGCCTGGACGCGGTCGAGACCGATGTCCTTGGCCAGTTGGACGTACTCGTCCTTTTCGGCCGGCGTGATCTTCTTGCCAACCATCGCGTCCACCTCGGACTCGACGCGCGCGGTCTCGGCTTCCTTGAGCTGTGCCTCGGCCGCCTTCGCCCGCTCCTCGGCCGCCTGCGCGGTCTTCTTCGCGGCGTCGAGCTCGGCGCGGGCGGCCTTGAGCTCCTTGTTGAGCTCGTCGGCGCGCTTGTCCGCAGCCTTCGCCGCCACCTTGGCGTCTTCGAGCGCCTTCTTCTCGTCTTCGTTCATCGATCCCTCCAGCAGCGGCAGCTGCTCGGGGGCCTTGCGGCCCGTGGACTTTTCAGCGAGCGAACGCAGGAAGGCGCGCTCTTGCTCCCGGACATGGGCGGCGCCCTTGGCGACCGCGTCCGGGTTGCTCGGGATTGGCACAATGCTGATTTCCATCAGCTCGTTGCCGCTCAGGCGGTACACCTCGCGGTCGTCATCGATCGTGTCGAGGCGCACCTTGTGCGGCCGGAATCCGACGCTCGTCGCCCGCAGGAAGCCGCCCTTTACCAGGCGAAACGCCTTGTCACCGACCTCGCTCTCCTCGACGCGAGCGAAGATGACCGTGGTCTCGAGGCCCTCGGTCCCGACACGCACGTTCTCCGAGCGACCGACGATGATGTCGCCGGGGGCGCCGTAGCGTCGGTGCGCCCACAGAACGATCGGGTTCTTCTTGTAGCGGTCGAGGTCCCAGTCCTGCTCGACGATGTCGCCATGCGCGTCGACGATCTCGGTGCTTACGAGGAAGTCTATCGCGCGGCGTTCTTCGTCGACAGCTCGGACGGTGAGAGTTGCCGACCGGCGTACGACACCGTCCCATTCCGGACCTTCGCCCGTCTGGTCGACTGCTTCCTCTTCCATCGTCGCATTGCCTCTCTGCCGCTGGCCTTGGCGTCGCCATGCAGCGGGCACGTCCGCTCGTGCGAGCACGTGCAGGTGATCTCTCGCTTCATTCGTCTCTCGTCATAGCTGGTCGCGGAGCTCGGCGACCTTCGCGTCATGGATGCGCATCAGCGCCGGGCTGTAGTCGGCTGGGTCCGGCCGCCAGTCGCTTCGGAAGGGCGGGGCAATCCCGAACCCCTCGGCGGGCGGGTCGATGCCCTCGTCACCGATGGGTGTCAGCCCGAGGGCCTCCGCGCGGCGGAGACTGATCGACTGCCACTGGGAGCGACAGCGCTGGTGCAGCGGCGGCCAGTTGGCGGCGACGTAGGGGTCATCATGGCGCTTCACGATGCCGTTGCGCTGCTGGCAGATCTCGGACTGCCGGCTGTCCTCGACGCCGTCGAACAGCATGAACGGCCGGACGCTCGTGATCTCGGCGTCCTGCTGTTGGTACCATCGGCCCACGCCGTAGGCGGTCTGAACGTTGGTCCGGTAGACCGTCTCGAGGCGCGCGCTGCTCGCCTTGCCCCACGTGTCACGCAGGCGTTGCTTGATCCGCTTGGCGAACACCTCGAAGGGCTCGCCGGTCTCCAGGGACCGCGCGATCTCGTCGTGCAGGGCCTGGACGATCGTCAGCTGCTCGGCGGCAGCGACCGTGAACGCGCGGCCGCGCTCCGCTTCGGACAGCGCCTCGAAGTCGCTGTCCGTCATCGGGATCAGCGACCGGAACCACGACGAGGCCTCGGGAAAGGCGCTGGGTTCGGCGCTTACGTCGAAGGGCATTCACCGAACCCATGCCCACACGGCCAATCCGATCATCGCAACAAAATACGCAACCGGGAGCACAGTGATCATGTAGTGACGGCGATCGCATCGCTTGGTGTGTGGGCCAGAGGCGAGCGCTCCGCAGCACTGATAGACGGGCCCTCTCGATGGCGGTGGCAGCGACGCAGGCGGCTTCACGAGTCACCCTCGTCCGGCTCCAGCCCGCCGTCCTCCACCCGCACGGCCTGCATGCCGCCCAGCCGCGCCATGGTGAGCGTCGCCTCCTTGACGGTCGCGAGCTCGACGGGCGGCGGTGCCTCGCGGTAGCGCTCCGTGATCTTCCCCATCAGCACGAGCTTTCGGGTCTCGTCGCTCATGCCGGCGGTCGACGCCTGCACCTCGTTGACCGTGTCGAGCATGGTCGCCACGACGTCGCTCAGCGCGTCCGCAGCCGACCGCTTGCCGGCGTCCACTAGGCGATCGGTGTACTCCTTGCCGTCCTGCTGCGGGTCGTCGGCCTTGGCCTTGCTTCCGGGCTTGGGCGCCTTGCCTGGCATGTCGTCCTCGTCCTCGTCGTCGCTGTCCAGGTCGGCGGGCACCTGCACCATGGGCGGCGGGATGATCTCCTCGCCTTCCTGCGGCTCGGGCATGCCGACCTCGTCGCGCGCCCACTTCGCCGGGATGGGCATGCCCGTTCCGTGCAGCTTCTCGAGGGCCTCCGCGAACGATTTCCGGTCCGTCGCGTCCTCGGTCTGGAAGAGGCCCGCCGGGCAGCGAACGTCCTCGCCCAGGTTGATCCGCACCGCGGGGATGAACATGTGGTGGCGCAGCACGGCCGCCACGCTGACGGCGTCGTCCTCGCCTCGGTCCTTGCGGAGCTCGTCGCGAGTCGACGTGTCGCTTCGTGTGCCGTTGGGCCCGCTCTCGATCGAGGTGGTCTGCCCGAGCCCCGCCTTGCTGATCTCGCGCCCGAGCGCGTCGAACAGCTCGAGGTGGGTGCTCCGCTGCGAGCTGCCGCCGGAGGCTTTTGGCCACTCGACCTGGAAGTCCTCCTGGTCGGAGAACGCCCCGACGCCAGTGGAACCAATGCGCTCGAGGTTGCGGACCACCCGGTCGATGTCCGCCTGGTGCGCGCCCCGCTTGTACTTCGCCCAGCGCCAGGGCTTCCAGCCGATCTCGGCGAGCGCAATCCAGTCCTTCAGGTCGAAGTTGCGCAGGCTGGCCATCCAGCAGAACAGCCGCATCAGCCCTTCGCGGACCGGCGCGTCGCCCACGATCGAGCGCTGAAGCTGGATGACCCGGCCGGGGTTTAGCGCCAGCAGGTCGACGCCCGTGATGTCGCCCTGCCTCAGGCGGTATCGAAGCGCGCCATTGTCCTGCTCGAAGATGAACTCGCGCGGGTGGACGGTGACGGCCTCGTTCGGGATGAGGTAGCCGCCGGACATCTCCCAAGGCTTCAGCGCCGCGGTGGCATGCGAGTAGATGTAGCTGCGCGTCAGGTGCTGAATCAGCTGCGGCCAGTTGCGAAAGTCCTCGTAGATCCGCTGGCACAGGTCGCGGGCTTCCTGCTCCTTCTCGCTCGCGTCCTCGGGGACGATGAACGCGAGCTCGTGCTTGCTGACCCACTTGTCGCGGCTCTCACACGTGCTGTGCAGATGCCCGTCCCGCTGGCGGTTCTCGTGGAACAGGTCGACCAACTGCTCGGGCTGCCCGGCGTCCGCTTGCCGTACGATCGCTGAAATCTGCGCCGGCGTGAGCCCTCCGCCGATGCGCTGGAACTGCTCGTGCAGCGGCTTTTCGCGGACCACCGGTGTGCCGCGCTGCAGGCGCGCGGGCGTGATGGTACCGAGCTGTCGGAACGCACCTCGCCGGCCGCGGCGTGTGGACCGTGCGAGGATGGTGGACATTCAGCGGACCTCAGGGCCAGGCCTCAGGCCTCGTCGTCGGCCTTCTTCTCCGGTACCAGCGGGTCCGTGCGCGGTCGACGACTTTGCGGCTTGCTGGCCTTCGCCTTCGCCTCGAGGAGGTCGAGCGCTTCCAGGTCTTCGTGGACCACGGCGAGCACCCGGTCGACCACGTCCTGGTCGGCCTCGCCGTCGCCGCACAGCAGCGCGCGCAGCGTTCGCATGTTGTTCGCCAGCCGCGTGAAGCGGTGTTCGTAGTCGACTCGAGAGAGCTTGTTCATGGTGGTTCCCCTATCCGAAGCCGCGGCCGCCCATGCCGTCCCAGCGAGAGCCCGCAAGGCGGTCGAAGCCGTCCAGGTCCGGCATTTCGTAGTCGCCGCCGTAGACGGCGAGGGCGAGGGCATCGGACCGGTCCGGTGAGCGCCCGAGACGCTTCTTGATGTCTTCTTTGCGCTCCACCTTCAGGCGGTGCCGAACGTCGAAGCCGTACTCGGCGGCCATCAGGTCCGTGTCGAGGTCTTCGTCGTCGTGGATGGCGCCGCCCTCGCGGAACCAGTCCGCCAGCGCGAAGTGCAGTTGCGCGCGCAGGTTGACGTACTGCTCCTCGTCGTCCGCCGCGTGCCCCGCGTTGACCGCGCACGGCGAAAGCACGTCGCGGTGGTGGTAGCACATGGCGTCGTAGGGCGAGGCGCCCACGCCGATCACGTCGATGTTGACCCGGATGGGGTCAGCGCCGTCGAAGTGCTTGTCCCGCAGCGCCATGGCGACCGCGCGCACCTGCTGGGCGATCTGCTCGCCGTCGGCGCCGCGCAGGATGAGCTCGAGGCCGTGCTCCTCGCGCATGAACTCCGGCGAGTAGGTCTTCTTGCCGCGGACCGGCATGATGACCGTCTCGTCGTCGCCCTCGCGCGCCACGTCGAGCCCGATGACCAGGCGCCCGAAGTAGTTCGTCGATTCGAACGCGACCTTCGCCCGCTCCACGAGCGCGAGCGAGATGACATTGCGCGTGCCCTCCTGGGCGAACGCACCCTTGACCCGCACGTCGTGCAGGGCCGACTTGAGTCCCCACTTGCGCTCGGCCCGCTCGCACCATTCCTTCGTGGCAAGGCCCGGGATGCCGCCGCCGAACTCCGCGGCGTCGCGCGAGTCGATGTGCAGCGTGAGGTACAGCTTGCGGTGCTTGTGGTGGCTGTCCGCGAACGTCCCAACCGGCTGCGTCGGGTTGCCCAGCATGAGCCAGCGCGCGCCGCCGGCCGAGTTGCCTTCGATCGCCTCGAAGATCTCTTCCTTGACGCCCGGCGCCTCGTCGATGATGTACAGCAGCTCGGCGCCGGAGATGCCGCTGAAAGCGTCTGGGTCGCTGGCGCTGAAGCCGAAGATCTCCCGACCGTCCTCGGCCTGCACGCCCGTGCCCGGGTCCTTCGGGACAACGATCTGGTCCTGCAGCCCAGCGGCGCGGACGCGGGCCCGAATCTCGCGCCAGATGACCTTGCGGACCTGCCGGTCGGTCGGCGCGGTGATGACTACGCGCGCCTCTCGGCGGGTGCAGTACCACCACAGCGCGATACATGCCGCCGAGCAGCTCTTGCTCGTCTTGTGTCCCGAGCGGGCGCTGACCCGTGGGTGCTGGACGACCGCGCGGAGCAGATCGCCCTGGCCATGCTTACCGAAGCCGCCCTTGTGGGGGTGCTCCCAGGCGTGCACGCCCAGCACGTCGCGGGCGAACTCGACGGGCTTGTCGCGGTACTGGGCGTACCGCTCGAAGTCAGTTGAGCGTTGGCTGAGCTTCTGGGCCGCCGTTTCCGCCCATTGGCGGGACACCCAGCGCATCCCGGACCGCGTCGACGACCTGCGTGTAGACCTCAGCGGGGAGCCGTGCCCCGATTTCGCTGAGGACCTCTTCGACCGCATCCTGGACCTTCTCGTCGAGCTTCTCGGAGAACATGCCGAGATGCTTTCCGAGGTGGGCGAGCGCGGACAGCTTCTGGTGCTGCTTGATGCTGACCGTGCGGTTGCCGAACTTGTCGACGTCCTCCTTGACCTCGGCGATGGCCGCGGCCTGGTCGCGGGTGAGCTTCTTCGACGGCTTGAGCCTCACGCCGTGCTCAGTCCAATCGGCCAGGTCCAGCAGGTTGCTGAACGCAATCTTGACGAGCTCGGCGACGACGTCGTCAACCTCGACGTCGGCGCGCTCCTCGGTCTTCTGCTGGCGCCGCTCGATGGCCACCTGGATGTCAACGTTTGTCAGCAGTCGTTGGCCCTGCGAGCGCGCGGTTCTCTGGCTGTATCCCGCCCGAATGGCGGCTTGTGTCGCGTTGTAGTCCTTGCAGTACTCTGCGACGAAGAGACGCTGCTTCGGACTGAGCTTCTTGGCCATGATTCACGTCGGGTAGGGAGCGCCCAGGGCAGGGGCAACAGCGCCAGCCACGTCGCCGTCACCACCTGCCCAGGGACAGGCACGCGAACCCGCGGGGGAAGGACCCGGGGGGACGCCGCCAAAGTTGGTGCGGGGGACCTGGCTCGGGTGATCCAAGTCGTTGCCCGCCGCTCACGGGAGCCGTAGCAGCCCGGTCGCGTTGGTAGCGGCCCTGGGAGTCGAACCCAGCTGGTCCGG